TTTGAGTGCCAGTCAAAGTGAATGGGTCAACAATAAAAACATCGTAAAGCGCCGAGGCAATGCCGTCCCACATACGAGCATTATTAGACAAAGCAGTTTTGGCTAGCCAATCAGCCCAAGTTCCTGAAATGGTTTGTGCAGCTCCTGTGCGTGACGCTTGGCCATTCCAAAACATAGGAACACCAGATTGAGTTGATGCAGCCGAAAACTGGCTAGTCAATGTGTCTGCAGCCATTGAATAATTGTTGCCTGTCATACGACCCAAGTCAGCAAAAAACCCTTCGCAAGAAATGGTTAGAAAGTCAGCCGGTCCTACACCAGCCGAATAGGGGATGCCATACTCGACCACGACATTAGAGATTTTGCCTACCCACAAAACATAAGGACTTGGATTTGTGTCGTTTTCAATTTTTATGTATGTGCCTGCTTTGAGGTCAGTAATCGGTGAAGCAAATCCTGTTGGATACCTAACAACTACCTGCCCTGTTGAGGCTCTGATTTGGTCTAGTTGAGCCTGAATGCCTACAGACAAGTTGATGTTTTGAACATTGCTTAGTGCAGTGAACGTTACATTGTCAGCCGAATAGGAAACTTTGTATTCTTGCAAGCCCAGAGCCATTAGAAAATGTTGCTCACTCGAATAGGGATAGAACCGTTTTGCCTCATGTAAGTGCGTAGTGCCTGCACCACAGCCTGTGGGTCGCCACCGTTGACGTTGATGTTGACAGTTGTGCCACCACCACCCATTTGGCCAAGACGGTCAAGAGGAATTACAGCCTCTGGGCCTGCCTCACCGATAAGGGCGAGCATTCCACCGGGCGTGTTGACAACTCCACCGTCAGCCATTGCTGGGATGGTGTCAAACCTTGATTTGTCTGCACCTGATGGGCCTCGACTTTCGCCGAGTCTGCCAAAAGCAACGTCAGCAACTAGCGAAATGTCTTTGAGTCCGGGTATTGCGTTGTAACCACGAATCAGTGCGTTGATTACTTTTATCCATGAGTTCGCTAGAAATTCAAAATAGCCAATGATGGAGTTGATGACCACGTTGACAAGGTTTCGGAATCCTTCAAACTTTTTGTATGCGACACCAAGACCGACAACTAGCAGAGCGATGCCTGCAGCGATGAGGCTGAATGGGTTGAGCGCCATAGCAACATTGACTGCCATGATTGACAGTGCAACTGCACCAATTGCTGCAGCGATAATGGTAAATGCTGTGGGGTTGTTTTGTGCCCAGTCGCCGAAAGCCTGAAGAGCAGGTAACGCAGCCTCAAGGACTGGAAGTAATGCACTACCGACAGATTCTTTGGTTTCGTTCATTGCAACTTGGAAGCGTTTGAACTTGCCTTCGGCAGTGTTCGCTGCGACTGTTGCAGCGCCATCTGTGGCAAGGCCGATGGCATACATAACGTCTTCAAACGATGCGCCGTCTTTTATCATCTGACGGTATTCGGGGGCAAGTTTTGCTAGGGCTGTGAGGTTGCCACCGTAAGCCTTTTCTAATGCTTTTGTGACGGTTTCTAGTGGCAGACCTTTTTGCGCTGCAAGGTCGAATGCTTGAGACGCTAATTTTTGGGCGTGGGCAACATCGCCAGTAGCCCTCACAAGGCCAGCGAATGCCGGGCGTAACTCATCATCAGTAATTCCAAGTGCTTTACCCTGTGCAGTAATCCAATCTTCGACGCTTGCAATTTGTGCGTCGTTTGCACCTGTTGTTGCTTTGAGTTGTCGTGCTAGTTCTGCTTGCGCTGCAGCGTCTTCCATAGCGCCCTTGACAGCATCACCTAGGACAACAGCCAAACCAGCCAAGGCTGCAGCTGCAGGCACGGCTGCTTTCTTGATGGCGAACTGCGCCTTTTTTCCTGCGCCCTCCAAATTTCGGAATTCCGAAATGGCCTTGGAAACTCCACCTCCGTCAAAAGTGCTTATGATTGGTATAGCAAGAGCCATTAGTTCAGTTCCCTTTCGACTCGACGAATTGCATCTAAGGAAAGCCGTTCTAAGGCCTTTTCAATTTCGCCACGCTTCCTAAATACAGAAGGGCCAAGAACTCTCGTCTGGTTGGGTTTGAGTGGCCCTAGAGAGTCTCCCAGTGTGTTGGGGTTGCTACGCCCTGCAGCCTCGAAGACGGCAGCGCCCACGTAGGTCTGTGTGATGTAAAGCAGGCTGACGGCTTCCCTTGCAGCGTCCACTTTCAACTTGACTCCAGACTGTGCCTTGGCCACGGAGAACGGAAAGATTTTGCGTCCTGATTTATCTGTCCAGTTTCGGGCCATACCCGACAGAGGAATTCGGGCGTAGCCCTGCTGAACTTCACGGATGGCTGGTTGGGCGATTTCGTTGGCGTTCTTGGTGAACTCTTTACGAAGACCCGGCTCAACTTTGTTCAGCGAACGGATGGCTTCTTTCAGACCTGTCATTTCTATGGAGGCTGATGCTGTCATCTTTTGTTCGCTGCTTTCTGTTGTTTATTCAAAATCTCAATGACCGTGTTCAGGTCATCCGTCTCGAATGGTATTTGTGGGGGGTAATACCCGGTGGCAACAAGTACTTCTGCTAAGGCTCGTCTGTAACTGTTGCTTCCGTGGCTTTTGGGTTTTCTGAACCAACTACTTCCACGGCGTTCACGTCTTTGATGTATTGGTCAAACGAAACTGGCACTGGGATGTTGTTTTGTTTGCAGCATTCATACGCCATAAATGCAAGGTCTTCGATGCCGATGCCGTTGGCAAGTGTTGAGGCTTTTTGTTTGAACTTGCGTTCCCAAGCGACAATGACGAACAGGTTTGTTTCTAGTTCGTATGGTTCGCCTTCGTTGGGCGTGATGCGTAGTTGGATTTTCATGTTTCCCTCTTTCCTTGTATCAGGTAATGTCTCGTGCCCATGTGCCACCAGTAAAGGTAGCCGTCACGGTTGCGAGTTCGCCCACTGTTGAGTTGATAGGCGTAAAGGATTCAAGCATTGCGTTTGTAATGGTGTACTCAGGGTTAGACGCTGATTCGGTTGTTCCTGAAGGGCTGATGACAAGTGTTGTGCTGCCTTTGCCGACCATGTCTGCAAGTGCTGTTTCAACTTCTGCTGTTGCGCCTGAGCCACCGTAAGACAGGAAAAACTCGATTGTACATTCAACCATTTGCAGGCCACCAACGAAGCGATGACCAGTGTCACCGAATGCTGTGGATTCAAGCGAGTCCTGACCGATGGTCAATGTCACTTGGTTAGCGTTGTCGCCAATCTTGGTGTAAGTAGTAGCACCCTGTGTGATGTTCACAGTTGCGTTGCTGAGGAATGTTGTTGATGCCATTTCTGACCTTTCTAGTTTCGTCTAACTGCGATTGCCACAGTCAAATCGTATGTTGGGATGTCTTGCCCACCGTATGAAGCGTTGCCCGGTCGGGCGTCAACTACGGCAATGGAAGAGTTCATGATTGTGTCAACCGTGGTCATCAGATAGTCACCTGAATCTTGGTTGCCGGGAGGAGCTGCAAGTATGCGAACTGGGATGCGAAAGTCGCCCACGTTGTAAGTCCATGAAGTCATCACTGGGAGTTCAATAAAGACAGACATGGGTCGTGCGTTGCGTGGGTCTGTGACTGGTTTCAAACCCAACGCTGTCAACGCTGTTTTGATTGCGTTCACTGCGTCAACGAGGATTCCAGATGCAGGCATTAGGCCACCTGTGGACGGCCACAACCAATGAGAGACATGATGCGTCCCATGGTTGAAGGAATAGGGATTGAAGACATTGCGTCAAATGAGGCAAACGAATCTGCAGAGCCACGCTCACGGTAGAGAGTTGCTGCATACATGATTGCCCCAAGTTTTACATCTGCACCCGGCACTGTTGTCATCGAGTCTGTGTAACCAGCCTCACGACGCTTTCTAAAGCACCAGTTGTTGGTGGCATTGACGCAGACGGTGACAAAGGCCGTGTCATTTGCCGTTGAAACGTCAATGCCGAGCCAACTGGTCACATCGCTAGAATTTATCCAACTCACGCTAGGTGTGAATGTGACAGTTCCTGTAGCAACAGAACGCTCTAAATCACCGTCATCGTCTCGGAAAAGAAACTGAAACAGTCGAATGACTTCATTGTCAAACTGAAAGTCGCCTTCGTCTGACTGTCCGATGTATTCGTTGTCTTGCGTAGAAAGAACGGTGTGTGTGCCGTTCATGTTGTGGCCTGCGCCAGCAATGGTGACAACATCGCCGACTTGGATGCCAGTTTCAACGAAGGTCTGAAGAACCACAACACCGTCTAGGCGTGTGTGAAACGCTAAGTCGTAAGTGGCCATGGTTCTTCAGTTCCTCTAGTACTTCGTCGGTTTAGACGAAAGCAGCCTTGATTGTCTTGGTTGCGTCAATGACTTTTGAGGCGAAGTAGCCACGGAAAGCAATTTGACGTGACAACTGTGAAGGCTGTTCAACGCTGATTGCGCCTTTTTGCTGTTCCCAGTTTTCAATTGCTGTTGGGTCAAGGATTGTCATGCCTGCTGAGGTCAAGTTACGGTCAACGACTACACGAAGTCCGAAAGCGAAACCAGCGTCTCCACCGGGGCTGAGTGAACCAAATGCGTTCATTGGCCCAACCTGTGGGAACAATGGACGGTCTGCAGTGTCGCTGAGTGAACCCATCAACTTCCAGACGTTTGGAGACACAGCAAGGATTGAAGGCAAGTTGCCGTTCGAGCCTGTGAGAATGTCTGCAGCTGCTGTGTACATCCACTCAACCCAATAGGTTGGGTCTGCGATAGATGCGTTAGCAAAGTTGTTGCTGTTGGTTGTACCAGTCTGCAACTCTGAGCAAGCAAGAAGGTCGGTACGGTCTGCATAGACACGAGCCATGTCGTCGAGCAAAGCGCCGAGAACTTCAGGCTGTGACCAGTCCATTGAGGCTTCGCTGATTTCTACATAGCCACCTTGAATTGTCTTGGTGATTTGCACATCGTCAACTTCAAATGCTGATGCTGTGATGGTTGTGTTCTGCGTTGCAGTTCCAATTGTTGAATGGGTGCTTACTACTGGACGAATAAAAACTGCGCCAGATTGAGGCATGGCACGAACGCCAGTTGCGTCAATCAGAGGGCGACGGCCTTGAAAGTTGTTGTAGATAGGAGCGACAATTGGGGTCGGGATGACGCCCGGAATGTCACTGGTAACAATGTCGGGTGCTGCTGCACGAATGTTTGCGTTCATCTGTGCCCAGTCATGGCCACCACGAACGAAGGTTGCGATGTACTCGGATGCTGATGGAAGTTTGAACTCACGACGTGCTGTTGCAAGCAGTGGAGTTTGAATAATGTCGGGCTGGGAGGCTTCGACTGCTGGTGTTTCTTGTGACATGGTTTCCTCCTCGGAAGTGTCGTTGTTGGGGGTTTCGGTTGCTTCTTCTTCAGGTTCGGAAGCAGCGATTTCTGTGATGATGGCATCCTTGAATGCCGGGGATGCAACAAGGCTGATCTCTTCAAGCGATGCTGAAGAAACAATCATTGTTCCGTCTTTCGTGGTTGTGAACTTCAATGGAATTGCTCCAACACTTACGGAGTCGTAAGCGCCTGCCTTCACAAGTTCAATTGCATCATCTGATGCTCTGGTCTTGGCAAACTTTGCAGTGAACAAAAGTCCTTCTTCTGAATCTGCAAGTTCAGTCACAACGCCACGCAACTGCGCAGAATCGTGATTTTCCAAAAGTTTCGGGTTCTTTGCTTCAAGGTCAAAAGCGCCACGAAGGAAAGAAACCTTTGTGCCGTCTGAAACTGTTGCTGTGACATCCCAAGGTACGGCGACGCCTGTAATGGTGCGTGGCGAATCTTCGCCTGCAGCTGCATCCAGTGTCACTGGGATGGCTTGAAGTCTAATCATGATAATTCTGTCTCCGATGGTGTTGAAACTTCAGGTTCTTTGTACATTTCGGCCATGTCGTTCTGCTCTAGCAAATCGTCAAGGTCAAACTCAACGTGGCGTCCACGGCTCAACACGTCATCCATAGATAGGCGCTGGGTGATTGCTGTGGCGTACATCTGTGCTCCAAACAACCAAAGGTCTTGACGAGCCTGCTGTGCGTTCTGGTAGGTCATTGAAGCACCGGGGGTTGGTGCAGAAACGAGATACGCAGGAACGCTACAGAGGCGTGACAAGTCAAGTGCTTGATACTGGCGCTGTTCGCTGTTGACGCTCATCGGGTCTTTGTCAAACTCGACGAACTCGACAAAGTTATTGAGTGCGCCAATGACGTTTCCGTCACGGCGAGCAGATGCCCACGATGCAGCAAGGTCGCCCAACTCTTCACCTGACATGGTTTCGCCTGCTGAAGTTTGCTGGAGATAGCCCGGCACGGTTTCAATAGTTGCGTATCGGTCGGCTGCTTGGTCTAGGTGATAGCCAATGTTGAAAGCACGCTGACCAGTAAAGATAAGGCCAGTTGTTGGTGACAAGAAAGTGATGACATTGGAGGCGTCAATGTTGACACCGTTGAACTGAATGTTGTCAGTCATCCCGAAATACTGTGGGCCAGTTTCGTCGGGAGTTTGAATGTTCGCAGCTGCTAACCAACGGAAACTCATGGGGCGACCGTCGCCAGCGTTACGGCTAGTCACATACCAAAAGGCTCGACCGTAAAACCACAAATCTTTGAAAGTGTTTGCAAGCATGAACTGACGTGGCAAGTTCGGGTCTGGCCGTTCCATCCACGTTTCGTTTGGCACATAAATCTTTTCGTATTTTTCGCCTGTCCACTGCTTTGTGCACTGCCTGAACTCAAGGCTTCCAATGGTTGAAGCCATCAGGTCATAAGAGCGTGAAACGGTGGGCAATGACAACGCCAGTGTCTCAACTGTGCCAGCGTTCCACGCATAAAAAGCAGGTATTCCGGACGAGCCGACACCAGCAGCAGCCTTGATTGGCGCACTGGCGTATTCGGCTCGGATTTTGCGAGAGAAAAGACCCACGCTCGGAGTCTTACACAGATTTGTTGCAAATGCAACTATCTACGAAAAGCCATTGCAGCCTTGCCAGTATTTATCGGGCGTGACACCATTGCTGCAGCGACCACTAAAAGTCGGGCTGCTTCGATAGGCCCCGGTGAACGCTGGGAAGAGATAACCACTTGGCCGTTAGCCCTAGCCAGCACAGCCCTGTTGACATGGCTTGCTAGTAGTTCTTCGCCACGATGCAAAACACGATGCTCCAAAATTAGCGACCTAGTAAGGGCTGTCAGTTTGAGGATTTCTGCATAGCCGAAAGTGGTGCGCCTGCGTTCTAATTTTTCGGGGGTGTGCACGTCAAGAGTTGGCGAGATGACCAGACGCAGTTTCGGGTCGGCCTCCATAGCCTTCTCAATTTGTAGCCACATCTCTTTCATCGACTCGGTAGAGAACTCGACTGTCGCCACAATCGTTTGTTCCTCAGTTAGTCCACAGCGAATCCCCACATACTTGGAACTATCCACAGAACAATCCACAGCCAACACGCCACCAGCAGGGCATTTCTGCTCGGTCTTGAGTTTCTCCCACACACCCGGCTGAAGCCAAGCGTCAGCAGAAGATACCCACAGATTTAGGTGCGCTCGAAGGAACGCTGCACGGTCGGGAGATTCTGCAGCTGCATGAAGAGCGTCAAGGGTAATGGTTTCCCCCAAGGCTGGGTTTGCCCAACGCCAATAGGAATCATCATTCGGGTCAACATCTGGCAATGACCATTCGGCAAAATAAAGCCGTGTTTGTTTGTGTTTGTCAATCGCTCCCAGCGCCTGCTCACGAAGACGCTGCATAGTCTTTGACCCTTCATCGCCACTGGTTGACCACGAAGAAAGCAACGGTGATTTCACAGCAATTTGTGACGGCCTAAGAGCGTCAAAATAAACCTCTTCAGTGACGTTCCAAACTTCGTCAACAATAATCAGGTCGTAAGTTCCACCATGCAAATGAGGCGTTGCAGCACGAACCTCCCAAACACAATTGCCTATCTCGACTTTGTTGCGCCCATAAGACCAAGTGACCTTGGCGTCATAGTGCGCCTCAAGTACCGGGGCAAGTTCATTGAAGATAGCAACAGCCCTATCTAGTTTGTTGGCCGTAGAAAGAACCCTCATCGGTTTGCCACGCATCGCTGCAAAGTCTGTAAGCCACCAGCCAATAAGGGCCGTCAACGCAACGGACTTGCCGTTCTGTCGAGCAGTCGACACGAGAGATTCACGATGCACAAGGTCGCCATTGTCATCATGGGTCAACTGGCCATTCAACGCTTGACGTTGCCACCCAAACAAAGTTTTATTGAGCACTCGCTCAGACCAGCCAGCAACCAACTCACCATAAGAAGGGCCTGCAACAATTGGCGTTTCCAACCGTGGCTGAACACGACCGAACTCAGGCGACTCAGACGCAGCCAAACTGAAACCACCTGAACTGGTTTGGTTTGTTTCAGATAAGAGCAAAGA